GATGATCAAGATTTTTGTCTTGGTCTTGGTGTGGCTGCGACAGCAACAATTACTGATACGACTCCTGATGGTTTGTTAATTATGGGAGTAGATGGGTCTGCAAATATTCTAGCTCGGATGGGGGATACAGTTACTAAGAGCGTAACCTTGAAAACTACTAGAGTTGCAGCTACTTTCTATACAGTAGTTCTGTATTATCGAGGAAAAGATAAAACCCTCAGTTGTTGGTTAGATGATACTTTCGTTGATCGCATTGATGTTGATGGAGCTATTGATATTGACGCTAAGATGGGGCCGCTTATGGCTACGATGAATGGCTCGACTACAGGTAAGTATATAAATGTTGACTATCTATTGGTAGCTGTTGAACGATAAAGGAGATTAGAAATGAGTATGACAAATCCAGATAGGTTCCTTCGAGGCCTGTCGAATCACTCGCCTAGCGAGGCTTTAGGTGGATTTCCGAATCCACTGCTTGATCCATTTAGGTGGATCACACTTTGGGATGACTTCAACATTCAACATGCTACAGACGAAACAGCGGGTGCAGCGTTTGGCTGGGCACGTAATGAAGATGTAGCTGGTACATTGGGATTGTCTCCTACTGTACCCTCGGCGTTGGAATTGACAACAGCAGCAAATGACAATGATCATATGATCCTTTCACCTGCGTCCTCAACTGGTACGGATACAGCGACCGCTATAATGTCTGTTGGCTTGCAGGAAGATAAGGATATAATCGTTGCTTCTAGGTTTCGGGTAGACGAAGTGGAGCTTGGGTCGATTGCAATCGGCCTGGGTATTAACGTTGAGGCTACGATTGAGGACTCTACCCCGAAGGGTATGTTGATTCAATGCTTGGATGCTTCTCCAGCTATTCAAGTTCGGATGGGAGATACAGCAACTGTGACAGTGCAGGCGGTAGGTACTCGAGTCAACGATGTTTATAATACCATCGTAGCTTATTATCGAGCGGCGGATACTACGCTGCGCGTTTGGGCGGATAATGTCCTTGTGGCGAGCACGAATGCTGAAGGGGCGTTAGATACCGCACAGGACGTTTCGGCTATGATTGCAGTTATGGCAGGATCGGCGGCGGCGAGAGAGATGCTTGTCGACTGGGTCCTATTTGCCGTTGAGCGATAAGGAGTAGGCTATGTCTAGCAGAAAAGGTATAGTACAAATAGTAGACTCCGATACGTGGACTGAGCCGGTATTTGTTGGTGGCGGTAAGTATGTTGATATTTTCGTCGAGAAAACGAGTACTATTGACGGGGTTGTAACCTTGCAGAGAAGGGATAAAACACCGACGAATACTCCTGACCTTAATTGGCAGAATGTAGCTACTTATACTGGTGTGGTTGAGGCTCAAACCTCTTTCCTTTCGGTTATAGGGTATGAGTATCGTATTGGTGTAGCAGCAGGAGATGCTATTACTAATGCAGGTTTTATCCGCGTCAGGCTTGTTCCAGGCTGTCATGTCTAATGGCCGACCTTTGGAAGAGTAATTCCAATACTTGGGCTGGAGCTGGTCTCGCTTTCGGTGAGGCCACTCCAGTTTTTCTAAGTTCTGACGTTTTCTATCAGGCGGATACTAACTTCTTTGGTGAGGAGATTGGGACTATAGATGTTCTTCTTGAGCGCGTAGGACTTCCGTTAATAGCTGATAAGGTAGACCCAAGTTCTATTAAGCTAATAACTAGGATCTGGCCCTTGATTATAGGGAAGGTAGGAGATACGATTGATATAGCAATAGGTACACAGCAGAATAGTCCAGCGGAAGCTCCGGTGTATGAAACAGCAAAGACCTGGACTATTGGTACGACGGAGTTTATAGATGCTTTAGCCTCGGGTAGATATTTATGTTTTAAGATAACTTCTGCCGCAAGTGGGCAGACCGCCGAACCGTGGACCTTGGTTAATTACGTTATAGATTTTGAGGTGATTGGGTTACATTAGACCCAATTATTAGGAATAATCGGACCCATGAAATTAGCCCAGAAGCAGCAGGAGTTCTCTCGATGCAAAGCCGAGTTCATTACTTGGATATTTTCGCAAGGCTGGTTTGTGAGGGAGGGGGAGGTATACCGTCCTCCATACACAGCGAAAGAGATGTCCCGCCGAGGGAAAGGGATAAAGAACTCGAATCATACGAAGAAGCTAGCAGCGGATCTGTTTCTAAGTTTAGATGGGGTAAACGTGACTTGGAATAATAAGGATTATGAACCGCTGGCCAAGAAGTGGGAAAGTATGCATCCGCTTGCTCGCGCCGGGCATTATTTTCGGGGAAGGGATTCAGTTCACTTCTCCTTCGAACATAAGGGTGTTAAGTAATGGAGTTGACAAATGGAACAAAGCATCAGTTACGGGGAGCTATGTGGACAGTATTAGCTGGGGGAATTTTAGTCTTTCTCGGCTGGGGAGCGTTAGAACTTAATACAGCGAATCGCTGGGATCATGAGCCGGCGGAAGAATTGCAGAACGAACAGCTTAAGCAATTGATAAGCGATAATGCTACAGGAAAGCAAAGTGATTTGCGTAGTGAGCAGCGGATTTTGTTAAAGGACTTATCGAAGTTGAAGCAGAAAGATAAGCTTACAGATATGGAGCATGAATACAAGTTGACTTTAGAGCAGCAGCTGGAGATGGTTGAAGTTCAACTGCCGATTAAACGTGAGGTAGAATAATGGCTTTAAGCACAAATGAAGATTATATCAATCTCTTAATTGGTCGTCTTGGGCGGCGGGATAATACTGATGCTACTATGAGGGCTTTAATTGTAGATGAAATAAACTCATCTATTGTAGAACTTGAGCATGGTAGATTCCTTCCGTGGTTTTTAGAAACGAGCACGACGCTAGTTACGGTAGCTGATATTCGAACTACGGCTTTACCTACAGGATTTTTACGTGAGACAGAAAATCAAGCAATTCAGATAGCAGATACAACTGGTACTCTTAGTCATATGATTAAGCTTAGGTTGGAAGATTTAGATGCACTTTATAGGAATGATGCGGCGGCACAGCCAGGCTTTTACGCTATAGGAGAACCAAATATTTATTGGGGTAAAACTCCAAATGCGGCGTATAATATTTCCTTTCCTTATATGGCCGCGACAACGGCGATAGCTGATAATACAAATGCGGCTACGAATAAGTGGTTAACTTTAGCACATAATTTTATACTTAGTCATGCTGGAACGCAGGTGGCTAGTTTGCATTTACAAAACGAGAAGTTAGCTGGTATCTTTGGGGCTATTACAGGTAGAGCCAGAATGGAACTTGTTGGGCATAATGAAGCTAGGCAGCATACAAATATGGATTATTCAGATGCAGACAATTTGGTAGGAGTAAAGTAATGGGTTTAGAAACCTTTGGTTTTATCGACGTTTTGAATAACTCTTGGCCGTTAGATGCTGATGGTCGAGATGATGGCAATGAGCATATAGCTGGTATTAAAGCCACACTTCTTAATACCTTCACCGGTGGGGCTTCAGGTTTATCAGGTGCGGTTACGGCCAGTCATACAGAGTTGAATTTGTTAGCTGGATTGACTGTTTTACCCTCGCCACTGGGGGCTTTGGCAGGAAACGGAACGGGGACGACGACTATAGACCTGGATGTTTATGATAGAGTTCATATCGCAGCTGTTACCGCAGCTATAGATTTTACCTTTAGTAATCCAGCTGCAGGTGATATGTTAACATTCAGTTTAACTTCGGCTGCCGGCGGTGAAATTATTACTTGGAATAGTGGGGCAGTAATTGGCGGACCGGTGCTTACCTTTTTAGGAACTATGACTTTTAATATGATCTTTAGTACTGCAGGCGCTGCCGTTATTCTAGGTTATGCTGAAGCTGGGGAGCCAGGAGTACCATAATGGCTTTAGAAGATTTAACTGGCACGGATAAGTTCATCGACAATCTGGTGAATACTAACCCTGCTGACGGTGATCAGCGGACGGATGGAAATAAGCATATTTATGGGATTAAAAACGTTCTGCAGAATACTTTTCCTAATATATCCGGAGCGGTTACAGCAAACCATACAGAGCTAAGTCTTTTAGACGGAGAAGTAGGTATATCCGCAGCTTTGTTGGCTTTAGCGGGGCCTGGAGTAGGTACACAGGATATAGATCTTAATGTTTATAATAGACTATATGTTAATATTACGGGTAATGTTACTTATACTATTTCCAACGCAGCTATTGGCGATATGCTGACGTTTGTATTAACTTCGACCAATACTAAAGCTATTACCTTTTCAGGCTTTACAGTAAATGGTGGGCCTAGCGCTTCAGGTTCCCTTCAAATAATGGCCTTTAATATGATATTCCGTTCAGTAACGGTTGCAGAGGTTATAGACTTTTCAATTAACGGAATACCTATTTAGGAAATTTTATGCCTCGGATTATTGTAGACAATGTAGGCTCAATAGGTTTGATTAAAGACTTGCCTGCCCACCGTCTCCCACCGGAAGGTTGGAGTGATGCTGCGGCTATGAGGTTTAACGCTGGAGGTGCGGAGCAAGTTCAAACGGAGCGGGTGGTCCTTGGAGCTAGAACACCGTCAGCTAACGTAGAAGATGCTATTTGGTTAAAGCAGTTTCCTTCTACAGCTGCTCCTCTTTGGATGTATGCTATACCTGAAGATGCCGGTACGGATGGCGAGGTGTGGGTAGCGGATTCAGCTACTCCAACTACTGTTCATTCAGATCTTACTAGAGCCTCTGGTGGATATACTACCAGCCTTTTAGAACGACCGCAGGGATTTGTACATCAAGGCTTAGGGTATTGGAATAACACAGTAGATCAGCCGCAGCTTTGGGGGCCTATGACCGCTGCGACAGCGATGATTGATTTGACGAATTGGAGCACGAATGATGACTATAGTGCAAATACTCGTGCTAAGTTTATGCGGAGTTATAAGAATTTTATCGTTATGGGGCATGTGAGTAATTCTGCTGGCGCCGGGGATCATCCTTATAGAATTGCATGGAGTGATCCAGCTCCTCCTGGTGTAGTACCTACAACGTGGAGTATAAGCGATACCACGGCTCTGACAGGTGAAATAGATCTTGCTGATACTCCAGATTATGTTCTAGATGGTTTAGCTTACGGTGATGTTTTCATCCTCTATAAGGAACGAACTACTTGGGGTATGCAGTTCGTAGGTGGTGGTGATGTGATGAGGTTTTGGATCATCTTTCCTGACTCAGGTCTTTTGACTAGAGACTGTGTAATCTCTTTTCCTCTTGGTCATGTCGTAGTTACTCAAGATGATATGATTGTGCACCAAGGTCAGTTTGGTAGTCAAATATCTATTCTTCATAATAAGCTTCGTCGGTGGGTATTTAATAATCTGGATACTACGTATTATTATAACAGCTTCTTATGCTTAAACCATCCGAAGAAGGAAGTTTGGTTCTTCTTTCCTTCAGGAATAGACTTAGTGGCTAACCCTAATGGCTGGGCGAATAAAGTGGTTATATGGAACTGGATTGAAAACACGGCAGGGTTAAGAGACCTTCCTGCTGCGGGGGTTCCTTTTGGTAGTCCAGGGCCTATAGTAGGTTCGGACGAGCCGCTGACTTGGACATAGTATGGCTAGGAAGTATATAAATAGTTATGTTGGCGAGGACGGCTCTGCTCGGGGAGAGTTCGAGCAGCTGACTCATGCTATCACTGATTTAGGGCAATCTGTAACTGATCTTGAGGCTACAGCGTTAACGCATCTTCAGCTAGATGGTGTTAATTCTCCTATGACTGGGGCGGTATTAACACAAAATGTTATACCTAATGTAGATGAAACTTATGATTCCGGTTCAAGCGCTAAACGCTGGAATAGAACACATAACGTCGCTGGAACATTTATGGGAGGTGGAGGTACGATTAATCTTTATAATAATACTTACACTTCTGGAATTCTAGCGGGATACGCTTGTGCAACGGGTACAGCTACGGTAGTACATGGTAATACATCTGGCGCTTTTTATACTTATCTCAGTCCAGGCCTTACGGTTGGTAATTGTTTTAATTGGTATGCTGGTAACGTAGCCAGTATAGTAAACAGAGCCTCTGGCGCTCATATGTTAATGTCAGTGTATAATTATGGGAGTACATCTAAGGGTTATGTAACTAATGAAGGTGGAAGTGCAAGTGGTTTTGGTTCTCTTACCGGAGGATATTTGTTTTTACGTAACGGTCACGTAATAAATATGACTAACAATGGCAGAGGCTCATTTCTGTGGTCATATATTAGCACTGGAGCAGGATCGAATACACATACAATATTGCATAACTCAGCAGCTAAAGGTTCTTTTACCTGTGTTACTGGACATGGTAGAGGCCCACATTGGGTAAGTAGTACTAACTCTGGTACTTTTATACAAGGATATGTATCAGGTAGACCTAGTACTGGAGGCTCGGCATACAATTATCTTAAGGCCTCCGGAAGAGGCGCATTTGTTCAAGGGTTTGTAACTACTGGAGGTCAGATAACGACTTCGGGTTGGGGAGCCTTTGGTCAAGGTTATACCATAGCTGGTGGAGGTATATTAGCTTCAGGTAAGGGAGCCTTTTGCCAAGGGTATGCAGGTAATCAAGCTGATATTAAAGCTTCCGGTTTAGGTTCTACTAGCTTAGGTGCTGTAAAGACTATAGGTTATGATCTCATAGCCGCCGGTGTTGGAGCATTAGCCGTGGGTTATGCGGACACAGCAGCCATTTATGCCAATGCCGCTAATGCCGCGCAGTTCTTTCCCGGAACAAATACGCAAGCTAATTCTATACAAGTAGGTGATATTAGTACTGAAGGAGTTATGGTAAAAGGTTCTGGTGGCGTTATTGTTGCCGGCACCACAAGTATAATAGATAGTGGTACAGCAGATAATGTCGTACTTGCTGTGCACGACTTGGCCGCAGAAAGTGCTTCACATGACGGAGCTACAAGTACTACAGTTCTTGCGGATAGTTCTAAGGCTTGGACGACTAATTTCTTCGCTAAGGCTTTCGTAGAGAATACTTCAGATGGTGATAGCAGTGGCGTTTGTGCGACTAATACTCTTAATACGCTTACTTTAACAGCTCCTCTTTCAGGGGGGACGAACGACGATTTCGGAGCTACTGATGTCGTTACTATTGAGAGTGGAATTTTACTTACGGACAGTGGTGAGGCCTGGACACCGTCCGATTTTATAGGTGAGGAATTATATAATATCACTGATAGTTGTGTAGGAACGGTTACTGCAAACACTGGGACAGAGATAGAATGCTCGGCGGGGATGAGTGGGGGAACTAGAAATGCTTTTCGAGTGGGAGATAGTTGCTCTATTATAGAAGCTTTACTTACAGATGCAACGAAAAGTTGGATAGATGATGAGTGGATAGGAGCGATTATAGGTAATACTACTCAAGGTAGTAGTGGCACTATTACTGATAATGATGCTACGACTATTACAGTTACTTTAACTGGAGGATCTGATCATAATGCTTGGGCTGATGGAGATACGTATGAAATATATTCATCAGATCCCACAATTACTGGTAAGGGGGCGCTAGTTGTTGCTGCGATGGATGGAGCGGCAGACGTAGATATTTCTGGTAGAGGATCGTCAGCAATAGGGCAAACCGGCTTTGGTACGTCTCAGGCTGTAGATATGAAGGTAACGGTAGATAATGCTTGGCAATTTAGTCCAGGAACTAACGACGAAGCAGGAACACTGAAAGTAGGTGCGGCACCTGATAGCGCAGGGGTAGCGGCTAGGGCAAAAGATGCAGCTCATCCGGGTGCAATAATGGCCTCTACAGGTTGGTTCTATGCTCCTGATGATGGGGGGATGCGGTTTGGAGATGGGAATAGGGCTAATGCCATAGGAGCCGCCGCCGGCTGGTATGATGCAGAGATGTATTATAATGATGGTACCGGCCTGACGATAGATCCTAATGCCGGAGCTAATAGTGCAGGAACGGAGCCTTTGACCGTTTTAGGTCCGGTAGATGCAGAAGCTCATATTGTGCTTGTCGCTAGAACCAGTGCGGCTACGTATACAGCTACTACTGAAACAGTTGTTCTATGTGATACAAATAGTAATAATGTAGTTGTAACTTTGCCTGCGATTTCAGCCACAATTGAAGGTAGAGTTTATCATGTAAGGCATAATGTTGTTGGTAATGCGCTTACTATAGATGGTACGGGGTCAGATACTGTTAATGGCAATTCGTCACCTGAAGCAGTTGGCGATAATCAAAGCCTTATGTTAGTTGCTGATAATACAGCTAAAGATTGGGTGGTGGTATGAGTCATGGTATGACACCAAGTGGAGCAAGAGGTGAGTATGCGCATTATTCTAAGAGTGCTAGCTCAGAGGATGTAGGAGGTGTGGAATTTTACGCATGATGTATCTACTAATAATTCCAGAGTTACGGTAGGAGCCACAGGAAGATACTCTATTAAAGCTACGATAGGCGCGGAGCAAACAGATGCTGGTAGGTGTACTTTAGGGGTTCAGGTTAGAGTAAATGGAACTACTAATTATATTAAAGCTAGGGCGTTGGGTTATTCTCGAGGATCAGCTTATGGTAATTATGGGATAAACCTTTATACTGAATTAGATTTGACGGCTGCCGATTATATTGAAATTATGACTATAATGGAGGATGCAGATAGTAACGGTCGAGGGCCTATTAATACGTGGAATGATAGGTGCGAACTGATAATTAGATGTATGTAGGAGAATAAAATGCCAAGAACGAGAACAGTAAGAAATGGAAAGCTGGAAGAAGTTATTACGGAAACAGATAATATAAGTTTACGTGAAGTTAAGCGTAGACTAGAGCGCTTCCGAGGAAAAAAGAAGGAATTAGTCGCAGAAAGAGCTCGATTGCAAACAGTGATTATGGAGTTAACTGCGGAGATAGTTGAATGGAAGGGATATAAGGATACATTAGAACCATGAAAGAGTTTCATGTAATAACTGGGATGCTTCGTTCAGGGAGTACTTTGCTTTGTAATTTGCTTAATCAGAATGAAAGAAACTTTGCCTCTTCGACTTCAGGACTTTGTAATGTGCTTGCGGCTGCGACGAGTGCACTTTCAATTTCTGATGAAGTAAGGTCAGAGCTTATAGTAAGTAAGGAAGGAGCTTTAGAAAAAGTTCGGCGGGTGCAGAGAGGGATAATTGAAAGTTGGTATGAGGATTTGCCAGAAGGTACGATTATCTTCGATAAGTCCAGAGGATGGAGTGCTCATGCTCTTTTACTGAATAGAATCCTGCCAGAGGCAAAGCTGATTGTAATGGTAAGGGATATTAAAGGTGTTGTCGCGTCGATAGAGAAACAGCATAGAAAGACAGCAGAGCTGGAACCTAACATGGCCGAAGCGCATACGTTTACTCAGCGGATGGGATTGCAATTAGCTGAAGGTGGAATCATCGGTTCGGCTATAAATGCTATTATGGATCTGGCTTTTCGAAATCCTGATAACGTGATCTTTGTAAAGTATGAGCTTTTAGTTCGAGACCCTAAAGCCACGATGCAGTGGCTTTATAAGGAAATGGGTAAATCGCAGTTTATACATGATTTTGAAAACGTCCAAAATACTGCTAAAGATGTTGATGGTCTTTACTGGCATAAGTTTCCGCATGAAGGTATGGGGAAGGTTATTCCACTTAATGATGTGGATAGGTATATTCCAGATTTTATTCAAGATGAGATAGATACTAAGTTTCCTTCTTATAACTCTAAATTTAGTTATAAGGTTAAAGAAGCTGGTGGAAGGAGAGGATGATGGAGCTTAATAAACCTAGCAGTACCATAACCGCCGCCGGATTAGCCGGACTGGGGACTACGATGGTGTGGGAGATTGTTATGCAATTCATGCCAGAAATAGTTATCCGCCCGACGTTAGTAGCTTTGTCTGCGACGTTTATTGTAGCCTTAGTAGGGTACATGAAGAAGGAAACTGTATTGGAGGTTAAGAAATGATTAACTTAGCTGCAGGTTTATTGGGGCAGGTTATTGGCCTCTTTGGTGCGAAAGGTAAGGCTACACAGGAAAATATAAAGACCAGAGTTTCTGCAATGGAGCGTAGCTGGACGGATGAATTTATTGCCGCCGTTTGGTTCTCACCTTTGCTTGTTGCTTGGTTTAATCCAGTGCTTAGCGATGCCTGGATAGCCTCGGTTACGAAGAATACAGAGTATTTTGGAATGATTGTTTTAATTACTGGAGCCGTGTTTGGTTTAGGTAAGATGAATGGGAGGAAAGGGTAATGCCAGAAACTGAAAGCAGATTACCAGGTTTTATTGAAGATCCCTTTAAGGCTCAAATTGATAAGATTGTTGATTTTACTGATCAGACGGAAGAATTCTTTCCGGGAGATACTGTTGCAAATCTGACGCCGGAGCAACTAGCGGCATTAGAGGCTACGCAAGGTACTGCAACGGATGTTACTGGTTTTAACGTCGATGCTAGAAACTCGAACGCTTTTCTCTCAGACACCGCGCAACTCTTTGCTGATCCCTTGGGTATTCCGGGGGTTAAGAATTTTCAAGATATGGTTATCTCTGATGCTAGTAAGAGATTGGGAGAATCGTTGTTACCTCAAGTGAGAAGTAGTTCAATCTTATCTGGAGCTTTTGGTGGAAGTAGAAATCAAATTGGTGAGGGTTTAGCTGCCGAACGGGTAGCTGATCAGGCGGAAGGAACTCTTGCAGACTTTGGGGTTAATTTGTTTGCGAATTTGCTTGGGGCTAATACAGCAGCATTGGATAGAGTTCCTGCGCTGACAGATTCAGCGTTTATTGGTTCAGACAAAGCCTTTGAAGCTGGTAAAGTTCTTAAGGATCAAGATCAAGCTGAGATAGATGCGGAGAGAGAAAGGTTTGAGTTTGAACGGGATGAAACTTTGAGGGATGTAAATGCTGTTATTGATGTCCTTGGTGGGCAAAATATTGCCGGAGGTATGGGTACAGTTGATACTGGTAGCCCAGATTTCTTATCTCAGATTTTAGGTGGTTTGACAACTATATTAGGTACGGAAGCTGGGGCAGGATTCTTTGAGGATATTATCAGAGGTATTCCAGATTTATTTGGCGGAGATGATCCAGGGACTCCTAGTACTGATATTGATCCTTCTCAGCCGTAAC